CTTCCTGTTTCTTTTCTCCGTATAGACCTTTATCTACTGCTAAACTAAATTTAGCTACCGCCATACCTGTTGATGGTATAAATCTTAATTCTATATCTTTACTACATCTCCCTATAAGCACTACATTATTCATTCCATTTCCTCCCAATCTTCGCAACTTTCATATTCTTTCATATACTCTTTCCACAATCTGCAATAACCTTTGTTTGGATATGTTTCTTTGTAATATTTACATTCTTTGCAAGTCATATCAATCCTCCTTAAAATAATTTAATCTGTGCTTGTTTATTGTTAATTCGCTTATTTGCTATGTCGCAATAGTACTTGTCTAATTCAAAGCCTATAAAGTTTCTATTAGTATTTATACAGGCTATTGCTGTACTGCCACTACCCATGCAATTATCTAAAACCAGTTCATCTTCGTTTGTGTATGTTTTTATAAGATATTCCAAGAGAGCAACGGGTTTTTGCGTTGGGTGTAACAGGTTGTTATTTGAATTGCTGTATTCTAATATGTTTTTGGGATATCCTTTTGCATTGCTGATTCCGAAGTTCTTTTCCTCCCCAAAAGTATATTCTCCATCAACCTTATTTTCCCTGCCTGGTCTGTTATTATTGAATTTCCCGTATGTTAGTCCTTGTGGGTTGTATGTACATTGTGACTTATAAAACACGCAAATCTCTTCTACCGCTCTCATTGGCTGCTTTTTAGCATTTAAGTGTCCACTTGGTTTGGTTTTATTCCAATACCAATTATATTTGAAATGCTTGAGGTTACTATTGATTAAAACGGTTGTGAATGGCTGACTACCGAACAATACAATCGCCCCATTGTCTTTTATCACCCGCTCGTACTGCTCCCATAAAGGTTCGAACGGAATAATCGAATCCCATTTGCAAGCTGTCGTCCCATAAGGCAAATCACAAAGTATCATATCAATAGACTTATCAGCTATTAATTTCATTCCTTCCAAACAATCCATGTTATAAATTTTATTGATAGGTAGCATTTAATCACCTACAATCTTTAATTGTTCGTGGTGGTTTGATATTCGCTTAGTTGCTATGTCAAAATAATGTTTGTCCAATTCAAAACCTATGTAGTTTCGGTTCGTGTTGATACAGGCGATTGCGGTTGTGCCGGAACCCATAAATGGATCTAAAACTGCATCGCCCTCGTTACTCCATGAAAGGATATGGTCATTTGCTAATTGTTCAGGAAAAACGGCAGGATGCCCAGTTAAATTACCACCTACCGCATATTCCCAGACATTTGATGCATCCTTTGTTTCTCTACCTTCAGGTTTTACTTTTCGTGTTAAGCTTCCATCTTTTTGCCTAAATGCAACTTTTTCGGTTTTGTTTCTTGCTTTTTGTTTTTGAATTGGATTAAAAGTTTTTGGCTTGCCTTTTGAAAATACAAACATATACTCAAATTGGTTAGCGTATCTTCTTAATGAAGGGTAGGCAGGAGCGTAATTTTGTTTATAGTAAATCATTGTATCAAGAAGATTAAATCCTATTTCATGAAATTTTAATGCTTGCTTAAAAGAAGTAAAACTCTCACAAAATTTCGACGTAGAGTCTCCAACTACCCAAACAACAACTCCACCTTGTTTAGTAATTCTATATAATTCTTTAGCAACTCCTTCAAAGTCCCAACTAAAACCGTTATATGTTCTTAAATTATCGTATGGTGGAGAGGTTACTGTTAAGTCGATACAGTTATCGTCTAACAACCTCATGCCTTCAATATTATCCATATTGTAAATTTTGTTAATCTCTAATATTTTAATCAGCTCCTATACCTTCTTAAATTTTGCCTTTAGCTCTCGCATTTGCTTGTCCATCAAATACTGCTTATCATTTATCCTCCTTTTTCTTGTCCTGAATAATCTTTTCAAACCTCTTTCTTGCTATTGCTTCAAGGTCTTGATTATCGTCACTTTGTATAAAATTGTGAAA